GAACTTCAAGTCAGCGGTCGGCGAGCGTGACAAAGCCCGAGCCGACCTCTACCACGACGTCTGGGCAACGCTCTACAGAATCCAGAGCAAGCGCGGCGGGGGTTACTTCTTCGACATGCTCGACGACGGCGACGCCTACCCGGAAGACGACATGGTGCCCGGAAGCGAGGAAGAGGCAATCAAGGAGTTCCTCGAAAACAGCGAGCAGAGGTAAGGTGAACTAGATGGCCGAAGAGTTCGAACAGCCAATCGAATACCCACGATACGTCCAGACCGCCGAGCAGAAGCGGAGGTGGCGAGCGTCGATTGCCGCAGCCGAGAAGTTCGCGGCGCAGTCCGGCGGCGACGCTACGTCTGTCTGGCTGGCAACGCGGAGCCTGTATAAGTCCGACATCCCGACCGGCGGTGAACCCGAAACAGGCGATCCGTCCGACGGCTGACTAGAATCCCCAGCGATGGCAATCAAACAGCTGACAGACTTGCGTGAACTCGTAGAGCAGATGACCACCATCCCAGATCCAGCCGAGCGGGACCGCGCCCTCGCCGTAATCGAGGATCAGCTGAAGGTGATTCAGAACGCGATAGGAACCTATCGAGGCGATGCGCAGGTGCAGCTAGGCGGTCGTGGCGATGGGGACCAGCCGCCAGAATAGAGCTACCCCGCCGGAACAAATGCTCGAGCTACTCTCCCCGATGAAAAGTCGGGGATTGTCTTTCGAGCATGCGTGGCGAGCATCGTTTCAGCGGATCAAGTGGCCGCACGACAAGCAGAGCCGCAACGAGTGGAAAGAAGCACTCGACCAGACTCAAGGGGTCTGGTCGGACTGCTATCACGATGCAGGAAACCGCTTGGATATCGAAGCCCTGATCGAATACCTAGCAAGCCCCCGATAGAAGTCATTTTCTGCTACCCACCGACGCAGCCTCTAGCATTCGACCAGTGCCCCCCTCTCGCAAGGAACTCCAAGAAGTAAGCTCGCGGGTCTACCCCGACCTCGAGCGAGTCCCCGGCAAACAGAACTGGGTGGACAAAACTGGCGGACTGCCGAGCTACATCGAGCGCATCGCCAAGCACATGCACTACGAGAGGGGCCGACCGATCGGGCAGGCCATCGCCTCTGCCGTCGCCACTACCAAGCGTTGGTGCTCGACCGGCAAGAACTGGAACGGCGGCGACCTGAAGCCGACCACTCGAGCCAAGGCTTGCAAGGCCGTAGCCTCTTGGGAGTCCAAGAAGGCCAGATCAAAGGCAAAGACCGCTGCCAAGAAACTGAAGGAGAGCACCGAAATGCAGGAAGCCCGTGAGCTGTTGGAAGCCAACACCGCGCTACCCTGCGACGACAACGTAGCCAAGGAGTTGGCCGGACTGGTCCGCAAGCGCCTGATCATCGCCGAAGGCATGCTCCCGGCCCTGCGGGAACCGAAGACGGTCGGCAAGCAGGGGCTGGTCAAGAGGGCCGTTGAGCTGCTCGAGGCAGACCTGACCGAGCCGGTCTCGATCGGAATGATCGGTGGACCCGCCGCCAACCCCCGCGATATGAAGAAGGTTGCTGACCTGCTCGAGGGCGAAGTCGAGGAGCTGCGGGCGCTGGCTGAATCGCTGGGCGAGGACGTCAAGCCTTGGGAGAAGAAGAACCCGAAGGGGAAGAAGGGCGGCAAGAAGCTCACCCCAGAGCAGAAGGCCAAGGCGAAGAAGCGGGCAAAGAAGGCCGGACGGAAATACCCGAATCTCGTCGACAACATGGCTGCTGCCCAGATGCAGGAGGGCGCTGGCCCTTGGATGAAGGAGGGCGACTCCGGCGAGCAGGTCAAGGAGATGCAGCGTCAGGTAGAGGGCATGGGCCGCTACATCGGGGACGCCGGGGCCGACGGCAAGTTCGGCTACCAGACCAAGCAGGGCGTGAAGGCCGTGCAGCGCCGCGAGGGTCTGAAGGCCGACGGGATCGTAGGGCCAGAGACAAAGTCGATGCTCGACTCCAAGATGCCGCCCGCTGAGATGCCCGACGCGCCGAGCGAGACTCCCGAGAAGGAAGAGGCAGAGGTTCCGAGCTGGGATTCGACGAGCGCCGCCCGTAGGCTCCGCGCCGCCAAGAAGGAAATGCAGGAGGCCACCGACAAGGGTGCAATAGCGGGCTGGCTCGACATGGTCGCCAAGGCCGCGATGGAGCAGGACGCTGGTGCGCTGGCCGGGATGCTCAAGGACAAGACTTGGCCGACTGAGTGGGACGCCGACATCGACGAGATGCTCTACGAGGGCGAGGACGACAAGCTCGAGGCCATGCGGAAGGTCATCGGAGCTATCCGGAGCGCTGGAGACAGGCCGCTCGACAAGTCCTTCTTCGAAAGCCTGTTCATGGACGACATGGACGACCGGGAAGAGATGGCAGAGGCCGACGTCGAGGGATCCGGCACCGCAGAGGCCGCAACCGATGGCAACACCGTCACGGCTCCCCCCGGACCGCCGAACCTTCGGGAATCACGCGGCGGCGACATGAACTGCGGCACCTGCGAGTCCTTTGAGGGCGGCAAGTGCGTAGCCCACAACGCGTCCGTGTCCCCGACACAGGTCTGTGACGACTGGAAGGCCGACGGCGAGATGGCCGAGGGCATGAAGGTCGAAGTCGAAGTCAAGATTGAGAAGGGCAAGAAGGACAAGGGCGAGGGCTACGAAGAGGGATACGAGCAGGAAGGCAAGGAGGACTGTGGCTGCGACAAGGGCGACCACGCCTACTGCCCCAACTGCGGCATGACACACGGCAGCTCGAGCTGTGGCTGCGGTCACGAATGGGAGGGCGACGAGAAATACTGCCCCGAGTGCGGCTCGGCCAACAAGCCCATCATCGCTGTGCTGGAAGGCCCGGAGATCGCCGAAGCCACAATCGACAACCGCCTTCGCGGGGCAGCCATGAGCGGCCTGCGGGGTCTGGCAAGCAACCGCTCCGGCTGGACCGCTGCACGGAAGGCCGCAATCAAGCGCCTGAGCGACGGCACCTTCGCGCCGAAGGGCCGGGGCAGGGTTCTCTACCCCGGCGACAACGTGGATCTTGGGGGCACAAGGGGCAAGGTTGACCTTGACGGCCAGTCGATTACGCTGGGCAACGGTAGGAAGCTGAAGCTCAACAAGGCGGCACAGGCCGCACCGCAGATGGCAACACCGACTTCTCCGAGTGGGGCCGACCGGACTAGCGGCAAAGTTCAAGCCCCAAATGGCGCTCAGCATAACTACTCGGTCGAAACGCTGAACGATGACGGGACCAAGCGGATAACGTTCAGCGACGCCGATGGTAAAGAACTGGGGCAAGCCGTTACCGGCCCAAACGCAGACATTCAGGATTACCTTGACGAATACACGCAGGTCGGGCTTGGCACGTCCGGACCGGAGGCTTCTCGCCCAGTAAACCCCGGCATGGCGACGCCGATCCGCGATGGGATGCTCGGAAAGGACGAGAGCGCAGCCCTGAAGCGGAACGTCGCCGTCGACAAGCTGGTCAAGGACAACGAGGGCAAGAGCCTCGCCGACCAAGCCAACTCCGCGACAGAGAAGCCCAAGGGCATGGCAACCCCGTCGTTTGAGGTCGGCGATACCGTCCGCGTGGCGGGTATGGACGACAGCGAGCCAAACCTGAAAATCGCAAGGCTTGAAGACGGGGATGCAGTCCTGAACTACGGCGATCAGGAGGTAACCAGAGCGCCAGTCGAGGATCTCGAGCTGCAGGATATCTCTGACCAGACCGGAATTATCGACGACCGGATGGCGACCCCGACCCGCAAGCGCACTTCGGAGATGACGCGCAGCGAACTCCTTGACGAACTTGAGTCCTATGGCTATGACCGGAGCCAATGGGAGTCCACAGGTTTCTCGGCAAACCCCAACGATGGCTTCCCGTCACCGTTGGAGGAACGAGTCATAAACGAGCGGTTCGTTCGTGACAACCCGAACTGGCAGGAAGGCATGGCGACCCCGACCGCTGATAGGGCGGCGAACCTTGCGATCCTGAGCGGAGTGGGCGAAGGCCAAAAGATTGCCGTGAACGTAAACCCGGACACTTCGGTGAACGGACCGGATCAGGGCGGTCTCTGGGAACTCGAAAAGACAGGCTCGGGCTGGAACGTAACCCACAACGGAAAACTGATCGACACCTTCGCTACCGAAGACGTGCTCGACTGGGCCGAAGACGAGATGCTGCGCCCGACCGACTTCATTTCCGCTGACAACATGGCTACCCCGACCCGCAAGGATGTCATGGCCGACATCGAGCGTATGGCACCGGGCGACTCGAAGACCTTCGCCAACGGCAACATTCGGGTCATGCGGTCCGAAGACGGCTACTCCGTCAGCCGCAAGGAGAACTCTTGGGACGACACCTTTGACATCGAGGACGGAGAAGGCTTCGACGCTTCCAAGGCTGCCGAGCTGGTGTCCAAGCTGGCAGGTGACCCCGAGTCCGTAGACATGCCCGAGGGCACCTACGCAGAGCGCGTGGCAAGGCTCGAGAGCGAAGGCATGAGCACAAGCGACGCGCAGGCAGCCGCCGAAGCCGAGGGCTACATGGCGACGCCGACTATCCAGCCGTCCCCAACCACGCCCGAGGCACTTGGTGACAGGCTCGCTCCGCTTGACCCGGTTGCCAACAAGGTGGACGAACCCAACGGTAGGTTCGGCTCGGTCGCACTCGACGATAACCCCGGATTCCGAGCCTACTCTGATGAGATCATGGACGGAAGCGCCCTAGGCGACACGGTCCCGCAGGAGGAATTGGTTGCCCGGATCAAGGAGATCGCCGAGACCGGCAAGTCGTCTTTTGACCCGAGGGAATACGACCCCGAAGGTGATCTGGGAGACGAGGGTGAGCGCATCCGCCGGGTGCTCGACGCGTTCGAGTCCGGCCCGAAAGAGGGACTGGCAGACGTCACCCGGACTACACTGGGGCAGGCCGAATGGCGCTACGGGCTTTCGGATGCAATCGCCGACCTGAAGGCGGGGAACACCGCCGACCTGACGCGCTCCCAGCGCGGAGCGGACTTCAGCTGGAAGCAGCAGCTACTAGAGAAGGTAGCCGGGGAGCAGAACATCAACCCCGGAGCCGCAGGCGTTGGTCGATGGGCTTCGATGGCAACCCCTACCTTTGATTGGGACGACGTTGGCGAAGCCCCGCCAGACCAGATCCCCGCAGAGTTCCCCGAGTTCGATCAGGACGGGATCAAGACCCCCGGTGTAGTTGCCCTTGCCGACCTGCCAGACGGAGCATCCGCGACCGACGCTCAGGGGAGGCGCTACCGCAAGCTCGGCGCTGGCTCAGTGCAGGGCAGCGCGGTGATCGAAGGCCCAGACGGTGACCTGTGGCAGCAGGACAGCGGCACAATGTTGATCCGAGCCTTCGGTGGGCCAGCGGTGCTCACGCGAATGGCATCAGTCGACAGCATGGCAACCCCGAGCATGATGAACTACCGCATGGAAACCCTTTACGGCCCGTCAAAGAGCAAGAAGCGGCTGCTGGCAAAACGGGAAGCAGCGCGGGCTAAGCAGGCCCAAGAGCGGGGCAGCAGGGCTGGCGAGCCAGAGATGGATGAAGGCGACATTCAGGACATGCTCGACTACCAATACAGGCTGAGCATGGAGACCCCGACCAACCCGCCGATCCCCGAGCTAGCCGCTGAAGGCTCGCCGGTAAGGTCCGGGGCTGGCCGCATCCGCAACGTCGGGGCGATGAACAACGAGAAGCTGCTTCGGACGCTCAAGCAGCAGCAGCAGTGGAACACCGAATCTCAGTTTGAGCGCATGGGTCTGGGTGACCCCGACGGGACAAGGGCGCTCGAAAGCGAAATCACCTACAGGCTCGCGCTCGATCCCAGTGACCCGAAGGCTCTCTCCCCAGCCGACCTAGTCGCGGAAATGGCGATGGCAACCCCGACCCGCGAGGCCGGGGACAGGCTGGACATCAGCGACATCACCGGAACACCGGGCGACTCCGCCACGCTGATCGCTGAAGTCTCCGGCGTCGACCCCGTCCGGGGGCCGCTCGACAACGCATGGCAGGTGCAGAGCGACCGCACCGGCCAGATATTCACCATTGGCTTCGGCACCGCAGCGAAGCTGGACACGGTCGAGGAAGCCCGCGAGATGGCGACCCCCGGCAGGATCCAGAACTTCGTGGAGTCTGGCGATCTCCTGCGGCAGGTCGAAGAGCCGGACGCCGACATCGCCGACAGCATCGAAGTCATCGATGGACCCCGCGAGCTGGGCGACGGACTGTCCACCAGCGTGCTCGCCGTCGACGACCAGCGGTTCTCCGTGCAGACCCCGACAGCAATCCACGATCAGGTTCTGTCAAGGCTGGACGGCGAAATGGCCGGAGACTTCGACCCGGAGGGTGTCGAGTTCACCGAGCTGGCACCGCGCCCCGCCGACACGATGGAGCTGCCGCTGGGAAGCAAGCTCGCCAACGTGCCGACGACCAAGTCCTACGTCACGGGCCGGGAGATCGTCACCCCGCTGACCGGAGACGACCTGACTCGGGTCGAAGACGGCGTGCTCGACGGCAAGGTCGTCAACATGCCCGTTGGCCCCTACATGAACTCGCCGACGGCCAAGATGGAGAGCACTTGGCGGCAGCAGGTGCTGCAGGGCAGGAACGTCGAGCTGCCCGGTGGGACCAAGGTTCTGAATCAGGACGGCACGGTCAGGGTCAGCCATCAGGGTCTGGTCGGAGCGATCCACGCCGACGGACTCGCACCCGAGGACAGGGCGCGGGTCGCGGTGCAGGCCGCAAACGCGCTGGACGCGTTCGACCGGGGCGAGTTCGATGATGGAGCACCGGCTCGACCGGGCATCGGCGAGTCCGCGAGCCGCCGGATCTTCGAGGCCGCGCTGGACGGCGAGCCTGACGAGCTGGCAGAGATCTCGGGACTCAGCCCGGATAACTTCGTCACCGGCCCAGACTGGATGGCGACTCCGACCACGCCGAACCCGACGCCGCTGCCGGGGAACTACAACGACAACAACGAGGCGATCGAGTTCCAGCACCTGCCGATGGGAAGCTACTTCGCCGACGCCGGTGGCTACACCTACGTCCTGCACAAGCCCGCCGGATCTGACGGCAAGTGGTATATCGCCAAGCCGGTCGACCCCGAGGGCAACATCATCACCGACGACCCGCACCCCGACGCCGGGAGCAAGAAGGCCCACGGTCCGACCCGCCGGATCTTCCACTTCCGCCAGCCCCCGCGCTCACTGGGCGGAATGCATCAGGACTACGTCGAGGACCATGACGTAACCGGCTCGAGTCAGGTGCCCGACGCGACCGACGCTGTGACCCAGCCCGACGCCCCGGAGACTGTAGTCACCGGCAAGTATGGCATCGAGGCATACGAGGCTGGCTCGCCGGTCCGCTCGCCGAAGGGCAACGTCCGCAACCTGAAGGCCATGTCCAACGCCAAGTTCCTAGGCGTCTATGACGACATGCAGGCTTACGCCACCATCGACCCCGAGGGCTTTGAGAAGGTCAACGCCGAGTATGGTCGCCGGACGTCGCTGCCGCTGGACGACCCGAAGACTCTGGCCCAGCCGGAGACACCCACACCCGAGCCGACGCCCGAGCCGCCCGCTGCTACGGCTCCGAGTATCCCGCCGTTCGAGTCGCCGGGCTTGGTCCCAATTGGGCCAGCCACCATCAACCCGAAGATGTCCCCGGCCCGGTCGCCGAAGGGGAACGTGCGCAACATCAAGGCGATGAACAACGACAAGCTCAAGGGGCTGATCACGCAGATGATCAGCAACGCCGGAGACGGTAACGCTTGGGCCATCGTCGACAGTGAGTCGTGGGACAAAATCACAGAGGTGGCAGAGGACCGGGGCATCGCACTTCCGGGCAAGCTGACCACTGCCGAAGAGGATAAAGCAAACTCCGTCGATGCGCCAGACATGCCGAGCGGCGGGGCAGACCTGCCCGAGTCCGAGCGGGGCATCTACAACGCGATCAAGAGCGCGGTCGACGGCGATCCGACACCTGCGCCCAGCGCGGTAGACACCACCCCGGAGGAGCCGCCCGCAGAAACGCCGCAGCCGGACTCGCCAGAGGTCACCGAACCCGACGCCCCCCAGCAGCCGTCGAAACTTGGTGAAGTGGGCGAGATACTGGGCATGACGGGAGACGACGTCAACGGCGGCATCATGAAGCTACGGGAGCGCGGAGTCGATATTGACGTCGACGCCGAGAGCGCCGAGACAATCGCCGCTGTCCTGAAGGCAACCGGCATCAGCAGCGCATCGATGGCAACGCCGACGATGGCTCCCGCCTACGGCGACCAGCTCGGAAGCGCCAGCGATATCCTTACACCGGACGAGATCCAGAGCATCGTCGATGGAGCACCGGGTGTCTCGATCGCAAGCTCCATCGCCGACGGCAACATTCCGAGCGTGCCTAGGCTCGAGCGCCTGAAGCTTCTCCTGCCGGAAGACGGAACAGCCGCAACCGCCGTCGACAAGCTGATCGGCCGGGGATCACCGAGCATGGCGACCCCCACGCTCGGGGGATCGGACTACGGCGTCGGGGAGCTGAGCAGGGCAGAGCTGCTGAGCGAGCTGGGCTTGCCAGCCGACAGTGACCTGAGTATCGACGAGCTAAGGAAGCGCCTCCGAGACAGGCGCGAAATGGTGGACATGATCGGAACCCCAGAGCCGCCGGACGAAGAGGCGCTGGCCGCTGGTGAGCCTTATCCGAGGACCAGATACGAGTGACCCGGTCGGTTGAGATGAGAATCGGGATGTTCCTACTCCTGATCATGGCTACCGTTGCGATCGCCTTCGTGCCCAGCACGGTGGACATGGTCGCCTCCATCGTCGGCCTGCTTGCTGGCCTTGCACTTGGCATCCTCTCGGGCGGAAGGTCGGCATGAATGGCAAGCCGACGACCGCCGCAGAATAAACGCTCCCCGGAGCGCAGGTCAAACATTGCCCCACGCCAGCTCGGGGCCGTGGCATCCTTCATCGCCGTGTTCGTGGCGATCGTCTGGGGCGTCAACGTGACTATCGATGCCGTGAGCGAAAGCTATCAAGTGAGTCCAAGCATTCATTTCGCACTCACCTTGGTGGAGGGGCTGATCCTAGGGCGCGGGTTCATTGTTACGCGACAGGGGAGCGGCGGCTAGAACCAGCCCCAGACGCTACCCGGTGCGACAATAGAACCGGAGCCTGCTGTCGGAGAACGGACCATGAGCTATCCCGCTGAATACAAAATCGAAGCGCGACAGGGAGCCACCTTCAGACGGACCCTGACTTGGTATCTGCAAAAGCAGCTCGTCAACCTGACCGGATACACCGCCAGAATGCAGGTCCGCTCGAGCGCCGCCAGCTCCACCGCCCTGCTCAGCGCGACAACTGAAAACTCCTACATCACCCTTGGGGGGGCGGCGGGGACCATTACCCTGAACATCCCTGCAAACATCATGGCTGGGATTCCAGCTGGACGCTACGTCTACGACCTCGAGCTGGTGACCGGGAGCGAAGTGACATCGCTGCTGGCAGGTAGGTTCATAGTCACCGCCGAGGTCACCCGTTGAGCGATCCAGAAATTATCATCGAAGAAATAGATGCCGTGATCGAGGTGGTCGACCCCGCTCTCGGCGAAGAGGTGCAGGCCACAATCGAAGTCGTGTATCAGGACATCCTGATCGAAGACTCTCGGAGCGGTCCACAGGGGCCACAGGGTGTGGCGGGACCATCCGGACCGGGTGCCACGACCTACACCCACCAGCAGACCTCGCCGAGCGCAATATGGGTTATAACCCATAACCTCGGCAGACACCCGGCGGTCGACATCGTGGACAGCTCGGGCAACGTGGTCATAGGCGAGATCCGCTACAACTCAGACAATCAGATTACGGTCACCTTCGTAGCCGCATTCTCCGGCAAGGCATACCTGAACTAGACTTGCATCCGGTCCATGCTGTAGCCTAGGCCGCTCACTACCCGGCCAAAGGAGGCTGAAACTAGATGCAGGACATCAACACCGTAGCTCTCACAGGCAACCTGACCCGTGACCCCGAGCTGAAGCAGACCCCCGGCGGATCCATCTGTCGGATCAGGGTCGCCAATAACGGACGGAAGAAGGACGGCGACCAGTGGGTCGACGCTCCCAACTTCTTCGACGTGGTCGTCTGGGGTGCACAGGGCGAGAACGTCGCCCAGTATCTGAGCAAGGGTCGCAAGGTCGCCATCACCGGCAAGCTCAGGTGGCGCGAGTGGGAAAGCGACAACGGCAAGCGGCAGGCCGTCGAGATCCACGCCGACAACGTCGCGTTCATCGGTGGGCGGGAAGAGGGCGGAAGCGCCCCGGCCCCGGCCTCGAGTGGGACCGGCGTCGGAGACTTCGCCAGCACGGGCGCTCCGGCCAGCGACGACATACCCTTCTAAGGCTCACGACCAAGAACGACAAAGGCCCGGATAACCTCCGGGCCTCTGTCGTTAGGTCGGCCGTTGCTCAGACGGCGGCGAGACTGGCCTCGAGCATCGACTCCACCTCGGCGTTGGCATCGACCGGGGCTGCTGCCACCGGAGCCTCGATGCCCTCGCCTGCGAGAGCGGCCTCGACCAGCTCCTGACGGCGAGCGATGGTCTCGTCGACCGGGGTATCGAAGTCCCCGTGATCGCCTTCGGCCAGAGCGTCGACAACCGACCGGGCCTTCCCGACCATCTCCTTGGTCACCTCGGCGGAGAGATGCGACAGCACCTGCTCGTCGGGCTGGCGGAGAGCCTGCGCGTAGGTCAGGGTGACCAGCACGAGGCACTGCGTCTTCGGATCGGCGTAGATCACGCCGAGCTTCTGCCGCGTCCGCGACACGAAGCTGACCTGCAGGGCGCGCGGCCCTTCCTTCTTGGTGCGACCCTGCAGAGCCTCGTAGAGCAGGCGGTAGTGCTTGGCCGAACCGTTCTTGGCGGGAACCTGCAGGAAGTAGCAGGCGGTCACCCGCTCGAACGGAACCTCGTCCAGCTCGACCGTGCGGTCCACGACGATCTCCTTCGACGACAGCTGCTCGTCGATGGCCTTGATCTGCTCGTCCGCGATCTGCTGGAACGAGTCACCCGTCCGGATGCCCCGGATCAGGTCGCCGGTCTCAAGGATCTCGCCGGTCACCGAGTCACGGTAGACCTGCTGGACCTGAGCACCGGAGGGGGCGGCCCGGTCGAAGCGGACCTCCTTGTTGTCGACTGCCTTGCAGATCTGGACGGGGAAGGCGAAAAGCGGCTTGGCCTCGCCGGTGGCGTCGTCAGTGGTCTGCGTGACAATCAGGTTGGAATGGATGCCTCTCATGCGATACCTCCTTGGTCGGATTCAATGTGGAAGCAGAATAGCATAGATCCCAGAGAAATGTTGGCATCCAACGAAATACTTCCATTACCACTGACCCTGTGCTACAATCCGTAGCGCACCACAACCGACCAAGGAGAACACATGCCAACACTCACAAGCACCGCCGCACCCACCAGCCCAGACAAGCTGGCCCAGAACGCCGAAGCCCCCAAGAAGGGTATGACGCCGAGCAGCTACGACACCGAGCGATACATCGCCGAGCCGAAGCTCGACGGCTGGCGGCTCCTGATCCACGTCGCCGACGACGGCGTCCACCTCTACACCCGCACCGGCAAGTCGCACGACGGCTCCCTGCCGATGATCGAAGCCGAGGTGGGCGAGCACCTGCCAGCCGGGACATGGCTCGATGGCGAAGCGGTCGCCATGACGGTCAAGGACGGGACGGTCACCCACGAATGGGGAACGGTCCAGAGCGTCCTCGGAAGCTCGACCGAAAAGGCGGCTGCCCAATCTGACAAGATCACCTACATGGCCTTCGACCTGATCGCGCACGGCGGAATCGACGCCCGGAGCCTGCCCTACGCCAAGCGGCGGGATCTGCTCGAGCGGGTCTTCGAGAAGGCATCGATGAACCGGCTCCAGCTGGTGCCACAGGTCGAAGTCACCGATAACAGCCTGCAGGCTCTGCTCGCACAGGGCTTCGAGGGCATGGTGATCAAGGACACCGCCGCCCGATACGCCTCTGGCAAGCGCGGGGCAGGCTGGGTCAAGGTCAAGCCGCAAGACAACCTCGACGCGGTGGTCATGGGCTTCAAGCCCGGAGAGAACGGCTTCGCCGGAATGGTCGGCGCGGTCATCTTCGGCCAGCACGACGCGAACGGCAAGCTGGTCGAGGTCGGGCGGTGCAGCGGGATGAACATGACAACCCGCAAGCACATGACCGACAACGCCGAAGCGTGGCTCGGGGCGGTCATCGAGATCAAGCACATGGGCCAGATGCCGACCGGCGGCTACAGGCACCCGCAATTCGCCAAGCGCCGAGACGACAAGCCTGCCGGGGAGTGCCGGATCGATGGTTAGCCCGGAAGCCTTCCGCGACAGCATCCTGCGCGGGGTCGAGGACATCGGCAAGACGCTGAAGGGCGACGACGACTGGACGCCCTGCCTGCTCATGGAAACCGAGCGCGGGTTCAACGCCATGCCCTTGGTGACCGAGGACGGACGGGTGCTCGACCAGCTCGAGATGCTGAAGCTGGTCCCACCTGCCCTGACGGAGATCCGGCCAACGATTGTCTGCAAAGTCCAGACCGGCTGGATGCGAGCACCCGACGAAGAGCCTCATCAGCGAAACGAAGTGGTGATCGTGCAGGTCTACGCCAAGGGAGTCTCGGAGCTGTGGATGGCGGGCATCGACCGCAGTGGGAAGCGCCCACGGGTGGGAGAGTGGGAGCAGGCCGAGCAGCTCGAAAGCCCGATCGGGGACGCGCTACAGATGGTGATCGAGCAAAGTCAAGCTGCGTGACCTTGCTTTAGAATGTGGCTAAAAGTCCATTCGTGGGAAGGTCCGGCCCGTTGTCTACGATTTTCACGTGGCCCCTACGACAGAAGTTTCCAACACCGCCGCCCTCGAGCTGCAGGAGGCACTCGCCTCTCGGCCCTCCGCCCTGCAAGACGACGGCACGGTTCACATTCACGTAATCCGACCGACGATCGGGCAGGGACTCGGCAGGCACAAGTACACGCCTGAGATGCTGCGCGAGAACGCCGACGTCTTCACCGGCTGGAAGATGTATATCGACCACCAGTCGCCAGAGGCACGGAAGGCCGCAGGCGGGCTGCCTCGCAGCATCCGCGATCTGGGCGGCAGGATCCTCGAGAGCTGGTGGGACGACTCCGTCCCCGCCGAGGGTCGCTTCGGGCAGGGCGCTGTTATCGCCAAGGTCAAGCCCGTCGGACAGGTCAAGAGACTGATCGAGGAAGATCCCGAGCTGCTCGAGGCTTCCATCAGGGCAAAGGCAACCGAGGTGCACGCCATCGAAGAGGGCGGCGAGCAGGTCTGGGTAGTCGAAGGCATTCGCCAGAACCCACCCGGTTCGGTGGACTGGGTCAGCGAGGGCGGTGCAGGTGGCCGCGTTGCTGACCTTATCGAGGGTCTCGTGGCCGAAGAGGTTGACGAGTCTGCAAACGAGCACGCCGAAGGAGGCGACATCGTGAAGGAGCTGGAAGAGGCTCTGCGTGACCCTGAGTCGGGTGCATCGCAGGCCGTCAGGGAGCTGGTGGCTGAACGCACCGCTGCCGCAATCAAGGTGCAGGCCGAGCGCCACAAGCGTGAGCTTGAGGAGGCAAGGGCTGCCGCTGTCGAAGAGGGTGCACAGAAGGCGATCGAAGAGGCGCAGGAGCTTGCAAAGGCCGCTGAGCGCAAGATCGAACTCCGTGACCTCCGCGACGAGGCACACAAGCTGATCTCGGAGTCGGCCCTGCCGAGCAAGGCCGAGGCAAAGCTCAAGAGCGAATACTCGCTCGAGGGTGACGCCCCGACCGCCAAGCTCGACGTGTTCGACACCGAGAACAAAAGCGCTGCCGACATTCTCAAGGAGAGCGTCGACACAGACATCCGCGAGGCGCGTGAGCTGCTCGCGGAGGTAATGCCTGCCAAGGTCGAGGGTCAGGGACCGTCCAACTCGGACGGCGAGGTGGCTCCGGCACCGGTGGACAAGCCTTTCTACCAAGAGTTCTTGGAGGAAGCCGGGATCGATCCCGAAGTGGCATACGGAAACAACACCGACAAGGAGAGCGTCTAAATGCCTTACAACAGGCCCGGACGCGGCGTCTACGTCACGAACGAAACTGCTTCGGCTGCGCTGACTCATGGTCAGCCTGTCAAGGAGGGAAACTTCGTGGGTATCGCCGTCAAGCAGGTGTCGCCCGGCTTCGATAGCACGATTGCCGATGCGACCACCATCGAGGACAACGAGGAGTACTTCCTCGTCACGAAGGGTGTCGTGCAGGTCGACAAGGTGACCGGTTTCGCCAAGGGCGAGACCATCTACATCACCTCGGCTAACGCCCTGACCGAAACGAGCAGCAGTAACACGAAGTTCGGCACGGTTGTGGAAACGGAAAACGAGCGAGGAACCCCCACCGGTAAGGTGCGGATCGACCTCGATCTCAAGTAAGAAAGGACTTCGACGAAAAATGTCTAAGTTCGGAAGCATCGGTCGCCCTGTTCTCCTCTACGAGGCTTACATGGACTACCGTGACGACCTGCTCGGCAAGGCCGAGGCAGGAGAGATGGACCTCGCAGAAGCCAAGACGAAGGCGGATTTCGCCTCGTTCCTCTACGGCCCTGTCAGCACCTCGGTCTACAACGGCTACACCCGTGTAGAGCCGCAGTACAGGCGCTACGGACGCATCGAGTCGGTCAACGACTTCCGCGCCCGTCGCATCAGGGGCATCAACGGCGTCACCGGGATCGGATACGTCGGAGACGGCGGCGAGTACCCGGAGATGAACCGCAATGAGCGGGACAACGCCGAACTCATCATCGACACCTACGGTGGGGTCTACTCGATCACCCGTCAGGCGATCGTCAATGATGACTCCGGTGCCCTGCTCAGGGACAACCCGGCAGAGATGGGCTACTCGGCGGCTGTGTTCGTCACCGAAACCATCATCGCCTACATCGAGTCGAACCCGACCGCGCCTGACGGCACGGCGACGTTCCACTCGTCGAGGAGCAACACGGCAACCGCAGCTCTGTCCGAGACATCGCTCGCTGACGCGATCAGCGCTCTCGAGTCTCAGACCGACGACGACGGTCGTAGGATCGTCGTGCGGCCCCGGACACTCGCGGTCAAGAACGTCAAGCTCGAGCTGGTAGCGAACCGGATCATCCGGTCGCAGCAGACGGGCACGACTGTCAACGACCCGACGTCCGCCGCGTTCGACAAGGGCAACATGAACCCGCTCGTCGGGATCCTGCCGAACGATGCCGTCGTCCGCGACCCCTACTGGTCAGACGCGAACGACTGGTACCTGTTCGCCGACCCGAACGACGTCCCCAGCTTCGCTGTGGGCTTCCTGAACGGTCGGGAGGAGCCGTCGGTGTTCCTGAAGAACCCGGAGGCGCGTGCCGCTGCTGGCAGCGGAGACGATCCCTACACTTGGGAGCTGGACAGCGTCGACTTCAAGGTCCGTCTGGACTTCGGTGTCGCCGTCGTCGATCCCCGAGGCGTCTACAGGAGCGTTGTCTCGTAAGAGGCACCGCAGGAGGTGATTCATGCCCGCAGGTAACGATGCAAAGAACGCAGCCACAGAACTTGCCGATCAGTTCGGCAAGGGAGTTGGTAGCGCCGATGAACTGGTGAAGACGAGCCGCGCTCGCTACGCCGGTGACCTTGGTGCCGCCCAGCTCAAGAACGCTGACGACGTCGAGCTGTCGCTCGATGCCGTAGCGAAGGCTGCAGGTGTCAAGGACGTCGTGTCCGCCACCAAGCGTGGCGACACTGTCGTCTACGTCCACGAGGACGGCCAAGGCCGACTCGTCAAGGGCGTGGTCGCTGCCGACAAGGTCGGCTCGTCCGCCCCGGCACCCGCACCGACTCCGGCTCCGGCCAAGAAGTCGAAGAAGGAGAAGGCTCCCGAGGCGGAGTGACCTAGGGCAAGTATCTGGGCAAGGGTCGGGGTAACTCCCGGCCCTTCGCTCCTTCTTGGGGCAGAATGTAAGAGATGAACGCGCCTACGCTTGCCGAGATCAAGACATGGTCACGAATGGACTTCGCGGCCTACGACTATCAGGACGATGCTGACCTGCAGGTGCTGCTCGACAGAGCCATCGAATACGTGCAGGAGGTCACCGGACGGACCCTGAGCACCCTGCCCAGCCAATACGAGAACACCTGCAAGGAGGCGATCCAGCGGACCGTCGAGCAGAGTGCGCTGCGGTCGCAGGAAGACGCGATCGAGGTGGCGGCAGACTTCGAGACAATCGCAAACTTCAACGTCACCGGCTACTCAGAGAGCCGCCGGAACATGGACGACCTGCGCAAGGCCCAGATGATCAACCCTTGGCCGCTGCTGCACGACTTGCTCTGGCGAATGGCTACCGAAGACCGGCGCGACGAATGGGACGACTACTGGGCCGGTGGGTCCGACCGTCCGGCCTTCGAAGTCAGCGAAATGGACTGGGATGAGTCCGCGCTACCGCCGAGCTATCTGTCGCCGGGAGCGTAATGGGCTTCCGTGGCGCTCTCGTAGACACGGCCTACCGAATCCGCCAAAGCCCTACCCGAAAGCGCGTAGAGGGCAGCACGGTATTCCAGCCAAACGAGAGCGAGCCAATCAAGGCACGCCTGACGATCAACACCGCTGGGGAGCGAACCGAGGACGGCAGGGTGTTGACGGAGCCGCAGCCAACCCTAGTCGTCTACAGGAAAGACCTGCTGGGCGAGACGCTCGACTGGAAAGCAAGCGACAGAATCAGGGTCGAGTCCGTAGAGCTGGGCACGCATGACTTCGAGATACAGGGCGAGCCGCAGCCGATGCGAAAGAAGCGGCGCGTCATCGGCTGGACATTCACGCTCCGCAGGACCGAAGAGAACGAAGTCTGGGGAAGGCGCGGTAGCTGATGGGCTACACCGGGGGAAAGCTCGCGCCTTGGTTCGACAACAAGCCGGTCGACTTCCTGCTGCGAAATGCAGCCGTGCTGGTCGTAACCAACGCACGGGAGATCGCCGAGAAGAACACACCGATCGAAACCGGCGACCTACGCGCTGCTTGGATGAGCGACAAGGTGGCTAGTCAGATCCAGATGGTGGGACTCGGCTGGGAGGCCAAGTGGTTCAACAAGCTGGAATACGCGCCCTACGTCAACTACGGCACGGGTCTCTACGGCCCCGAACACAAGGCATACCTGATCCTTCCCAAGAAACCCGGTGGAACCCTGCATTGGGTGGACCGCATAACGGGACAGGACGTCTTCGCCAAGGCCGTCCTGCACCCCGGCTCGCCCGGAAACTACATGCTCGAGATAAGCGCCGACACAATCGAAGCGACATGGGACAAAATCATTCGGCCCGTCCTGCGCCAGTGGGTTAGGCTGATGGAGCGCCAGAACCCCTACGCGACATTCACATGAGAACCAGCATAGACGTCCTAAGAAGCCTGAAACGCTACTCCGCCATAGCCCTTGGCAACGAGTGGGAAGTCCGCCTGCTCGTGGAAGAGGGCACGTTCGGAAGGCCGACTGCCCAGATAGGCGAAGCGACAGGCCAGACCATTACGGGGCCAGCCCACACGATGGACGTCATCCAAACCTTCGTGATCAACGCATTCCCCGAGCCGGGGACAACGGTAATGGAGAGCCTGATAAACGCTTCGGCGACCGAAGAAGCTCTCGTCCAAGCCTTTAGGGTCGGGATCGACAAGGGAAGGGTCGCCAGAGTCCCGCTCTACGACTACGAAAATGTCGACGCCAGCTCACCGTCAACCGCCCGTCGGGATCCAGACTACGCTCGGATCCTTGACCTCGAGATTAGCCGCACACAAAGCCCAAGCGACGAATTGCTTTTCACGGTCTCGGTAGAAGTCCGTTTGGGATGGCGTCGAAATGGTCGGCTACCCTCTCAGGGAAGGGTGGCACAAGAGGTCCGAAGCCGAGTCACCTAGGAAACCACCGGAGGACAATTGTCTACAAAATCTGAACAGACCGAGACAGACGCGCCAAAGAAGGCAGAGTCGTCCTCGGAGGCAAAGACCAAGTACAGCAAGGAGCGCCTGCTCGCCGACGGCCACGCGCTTACCGGCTACCGGCGTCACATCATCGCCGGAGCACTCGATGGCAAGACCGGTGACCTGACCATCGATCAGGTCAAGTCTGCTTGCGAGAAGTTCCTCAACTCCGAAGTGAAGGAAGGGTAGAACAACATGGGAGGCATCTTCTCCAAGTCCAACAGGCCGAGCCTGCCGGGAGCGTACTTCAACTTCGAGA